CTTATTCACGCGCTCTTGCATCGAGGCTTGCGCGGCCATCTTGGCTTGCACTTCGTCATAGCCGGCTTTCCCTTTCTCGATCATCAGGGAAATGACTTGCAGCGTTTCGGCGTCGTCGCCGAAAACTTCTTTCAGCACGCCGAGGCGCTTTTGCGTGTTGAGCGTCTTGAGCTTTTCAAACTGCGCGAACATCTTATCGAGGCCGCCGAATTCGCCTTTACCGTCAGTGAAGTCGAGGCGTTGCGCCGGCGCGAGCTGCTTATTCGCCTTGCCGACTTTCTTCGCGTCCATGCCGAGCTGAAACACCTTGCGATACGCATTGCCGGCCGCGCTTCCCTCCATGCCCGATTGATCGGCCATCACGAGCAACGGCGCCAGAGCCTTCGCGCCTTCAATGCCCTTTTGCTTGATGGTATCCATCGCCGGGCCGAGCTTCGCGAAGCCGTTGAGCATGTTGTTATCGTCGACGCCGAGCATAAACGCTTTCTGGATCACGTCCGTAAGCGAAAGCATGTCCTTTTCGGTCGTGCGCGTGGCGTCTTGTAGCTTCGCCGTGAATTCGGCCGCCTCGGCCGGCGTCTTTTTGAGCTGCACGCCGAGATATGCCGTTGCCTCGCCCATGCCGCCGAGGATCGATTGCGCGCTGATGCCTTGCCGGGTAAGCATGGTCATCATGTCTTGAAAGTCCGCGGTCGTGCCGGGCAAGCGATCGCCGAGCTTCAATGCAAGCGCATTGATCTTTTCGAATTCAGGGGGCACGACGCCGCCGGCTCGCATGAGCGCGCTTGCGAGCTGCGTCGCCGAATCCTCGGCCTTTGCATACTCGGCCACAGGCACGAGCGTCGCCGCGCCGACGACAGCGCCGCCCGCCATCATCTTTGCGCCAGTGCCCGCCATCGAGCCGGCGAGTTCCTTCGTTTTGTTCATGCGCTCGCGCGCCTCGGCGAGTCGCTTCGTGCGCGCGGTGAGTTCCGCGAGCTTCGCTTGCTGCGTCGTCATCACGGCCACGGTCGACGCCATGCTCGCGCGCAATGCAATCTCGTGCTGCGAGAGGTTGCGCGTATCGACGCCGGCCGCGACGAGGCGCGTGCGCAGCTCGTCGACGGCCGTTGTTTGTTGCTTGTGCTCGGCGCGCAGCTTCGATGCGGCTTGCTTCGCCTTTTCGAGCTGCGCGACCATCGCTTGCGAGGGCGGGCCGAACGCGCGCAGCGAGCCGGCCAGTTCCTTAACGTGCGCTTGCGCCGCGCCGAGCTTCGTCGCCGTATCGGCGAGATTCATGCGCAGATCGCGGAACGCGGCCACGTCCTTTTGCGTTTTCTGAAGCTTGCCGAGTTCGCCGCGCGACTCTTTCAGCGACTTCGCCAGCTCTTTGTTTCCGTTCAATACGTTGCGCAGCGGCTTCGTTGCGCCGTCGACCATATCGAACAGCACGCGCAATTTGAGGTCGTTTCCGTTTGCCATCGTTACTCGCTTCCGTAGGGTGAGCGCACGCGCGCGCGCTCACGCCAGTCGGCCAGATCGGCCAGTGAAAGGCCTTCCATATCGCGAGGCGTCCAATGAAAGACGGTCGCGATATCGGCCATCGCTTCTTCAACGCGATCAGGTATGCCGTGCTCTAGATCGCGTGCTTCGGCAGCAAAAAACCTGCGAATGCGACCCCCATTTGCAAGAGGTCGGCGGGGTCGAGCTGTTGCACTTCGAATTCGTTGAGCGTCGGCGAGGAAATGCGCGGCAGCACTTTCGCGAGCGCATCCACGTCGAGATTCACGAGCGCATTGAGCGACGTGCCGCGCAGCTCGCCGGCGGCCGGCTTGCGCAACACGACTTCGGTGATTGTGGTGTCGCCTCGGACGATCGGCGTATCGAGCACGACGACGCCGGGGCGCTTGATCGCGGCCGAGTTGACCTGCGCGGCCGGCGTGGCGATCGAGTGCGAATGGCCGGCGTCGGCTTGCGCGGCGATCGCGTGCGTATGAGCGCCGGCGAAGCCGATCGAGTGCGAATGAGCGCCTTGTGCGTCGGTTGCGATCGCGTGCGAGTGAGCGCCTTGCGGGAGAGTGTTGTGTGCGTCGGTCATTTCTTTCTCTGTTTAGGTTTTATGGATTTGGTGCTCGCCCGGCGATGCCGAGCGAGCGGGGCAGTGCTTCGAGCTGGTCGCTTACAAGCCGATTGCGCTTCGCAGATCGGCCATCAAGTCGGTTCCGTTGATGTTCTCGATCATGTTCACGAAGTCGATTTCGATAACGGTCGTGCCGTTGACCGTCAGCTTGTAATAGCTGCAAGTCGTCGAGACTTTGAACGCCGTATCGTCGCCGGGCTTTGCCGAGCCGGGATCGATTTCCTTGTGACGGCCGCGCACGACGATTTCGATGTTGTCGTGCTTCGTCGAATCCTCCGAGCGATAACCGCCCGCGAAGCGCAGTTGCACGCCGTCATGCTTCGTGATGCCGTATTGCGCGCAAACGGATTGCAGGAAGCCGGCGGCCGTCCATTCGAACGAGATACCCTCTTGCCCTTGGTCGACGTCGATCGGGCCATTCATGCCGCCGCCGCGATAGGCTTCCATCTTGCGCGTCAGCTTCGGCAACGTGACTTCTGCAATCTGCCCGACGAAGCTTTCGCCGTTCTGGAACAGATTGAAGTTCTTAAGTTTCTTCGGCAATGCCATGTTTCTTGCTCCCTAGTTAGGCCGTGACGCGCGAAGCGAAATCGGCAAGGTAACGGTCGGTGATGCGTTGGCGCAGCATCAGGTTTTCGATCGGCGGAACCGGCGTGTAGTCGTAATCGATAGCCAGCTTGCCGGCCTTCAACGAGTCGACATCGTTCGCGCTATCGTCGTACCAAGCCGAGCCGCCGAGCAGATAGCCGTTCGAGATCAGCTCGCGGAATTTCGCATTGATGCTTTCGATCATGTCTTTCACGATCGAGGGGTGCATCGGCTTGTCGACGTACAGCATGTGTGCCTCGGCCATCGTGTCGGCGAGCACTTGCGCCGTGCGCGTGTAGTTCTCGAACGCGAACAGCGGATCATCCGAGCACGTGCGCGAACCCCAAAAGCGATAGCCGTTCGCGTTGATGAGCGTCGTCACGTCTTGCTCGTTCAGATAGCCGGCGTCCGTCGCGGGGTCTTGCAAGTCCCAAAACACATCGCGCGAAATGCCCGTGACGCCGTTGATGCCGACATTCGAGAGCGTCTTGTGCCAGCCGGTTTCCTCGTCGATCTTCGCGCGCAAGCCGAGCGCGATCGCCGTCGCGTCGATCGCTTTCGACGTGCTCGTGCTCGTGTCCCATCCCATGAAATCCGGCCACATCACCATCAGCTCGCGTTGCGAGAATTGCTTGCGGTAGAGCGTCGCCGCTTCCTTGTTTTCCGCGCCATTCGCCGAGATATAGCCAAAGCCGCGAAGCTTCTGCGCGATCGTGCCGAGCGCCGCCGCGACAGATTGCGTATCGAGGCCGGGCGCGCCGAGAATGCGCGGCTTCACGCCGAGTTTCGATTGCGCCGCGAGCAACGCTTGCATGCCGGTGTATGCGCCGCCGACCGTGGTAGTGCCGATAACGTTGCTCGTCGTGCCGGCTTCGTCGACGCCATCGGCCACGCGCACAACAACGGTCACGGGCTTCGATTGCGCTTTCATCGCATTCAGCGTGCGGGCGAGCGTGCCCTTGTCGCCGGCCTTGCCGACCGCGCTTTCGATGTTCGTGACGAGCACGGGCGTATCGAGCGGGAACATCGAGGCGTCAGCATCGAGGCCGGTCGCGACGATGCCGACAACGGCCGTGCTTACGGTGCGAATCGGTCGCGTGCCTTCGTTGATTTCGAGAACGCGCACGCCGTGGTGATAATCGGTTGCCATATGGTTTCCTGATAAGAGAACAGTGAAAAGGGCGGGTTGCAGCTCGCGACGCTTTCGGCGTTACGCGGGGTCGGCCGGGGTATCCGGCGCGGTTTGGGTAGGCGGGGCCACGGGGACACTAGGCGGGGGCGCATAGGCCGCCGGCTCGTCGGGCCAAACGACAGCATTCGGGAACGTTTCGCGATCGAGCGCGCGCGTGCATTGGTCGGCGTATGCCGTCCACGCCTGATAGGTGAAATAGTCCTCGGCCGGCAGCATGCGCGCTGCGTATGCCTCGGCCTTGCCATCGGTGAAGGTCGCCGCCTTTGCCATGCGAGCTTCGTATTCGGCCATCGCCGGCGCACTGGCGACTTCGAACGATGCCGGCTCGTCGGGCCAGCTCACGGCTTCGGGGAATCCTTCACGCTCAATCGCACGCACGAGGTCGAGTTGATACGCCGACCATGCGCGGAAGTAATACGCCTCCTCACGAGAGAGCAGGCCGGCCGAATACGCATCGGCCTTGCCCGCGTTCATTGCCCGCGCCTTCGACATGCGCATATCAAACTCGGCCATTGCAGCGGCGCGAACGCGCTGCGCGACGATCGCCGGGTCGATCATCCATGCGCCATCGCGGAACGTGTATTCGTCCGAGGGGCGCGGTGTATCGGTCAAGCCATGCTCCGCCGGCGTCGTGCCCGCGACGAGGATTTCGGCCGGTGCGCCGTTGTCCTGGCGGTACAGCATCCGGCCGCGATAGTCGGGCAGCAGCTTCCATGCGCCGTTGAGGTAGAAGGGCCATTCGAGCGGGGAACGGGTCGGCAGCTCGTCGACCGTGCAGAAGGCGGGCACAAGCCATCGGCCGGCGTTGATCGGGTCGGAGTCGGCGAGCCGGCTTGCAATGTATTGGCCGGTTTCGGCGTCGAATTGGTGAATCAGCATGATTTGAGATCCTTTAGTAAGCGCGAATCATTGCGAGCATGGCGACGCTGCGCGGCCGTGCTTCGCCGCCGCCGTCGCCATTGATCGTGATGCCGTGTGTATGGTTGCCAGCGCCGCCGATGCCGACGTTGTGCCCGTGCGTGCCAGAGCCGTTTGTGTCGAAACCGTGGGCGTGCGAGCCGCTTGGGTTCGCGTATGGATAGCGCGCGCCGTCGACCGAGAAATTCGAGGCATTGCCGACGCCTCGGTCGCTATCGGACACGTATGGCGGCACGGGTTGATCGAGTACGTGCGAGTGATCGCCGATCGTGTAAGTGGTGCCGTTGTGTCCGTGCCATCCCTGCGAATCGGTCCACGCGCTATGGACGTGATCGCCGACAGCGGCCGCGCTCGCGCCGTGCGCGTGCCATACGTTTTGCGACCCCTGATAGGAACCGATTGCGCGGTTTGCATCAGCGCCGCGCGCATCGTCCCAACAGCGAATGAATTCGCCGCGCAGCTCGGGCACGCGAAAGGTCGTCGCGCCGTCGCCGGCCGAGAAACAGCCCCAGTTGTTAGCGAGCCAATACGCCTCGGTGACGAGTGCGCCGCTCGCTTGCGCATAGGCCCATAGCGCCGGGTAATCAGCACGATTGAGTATCGCGCCGTTGAGCTTGAGAAAGCCGGCGCGAACGCCTGTGCGCGGCTCGAAAATGATCGTGCCGATCGAGGCCGAGGCGATCGCCGCGACTACCCATTCAGTCGTCGCGAGGCGCTTCGATACATCGCCGGCCGCCGGCGTTTGAGCCGTGACGAGGCCGGCGACTTGCACGAGGCCGATGCCATCGTCGACGGTCTTGCCGACGAACACCTTGCCGCCCCACGGCGCAAGGCCGATGTTCTTTTTCGCCGCCGTGCTCGCGTCAACGGCTTCTAGCGACAGGCCATCAAAGGCAGTCGTGACGGAAAGCGAACCGACACGCGTTGCGCTTTTGATCGAGGCCGATCCAACAACGGCCGGGCCATCGGTGTTGAGCTGCGTTGCGCTCACAGGGCCGGCAAAGTTTGCGCCGGTGAGCGGCGCATAACGGCTTGCGGCTTTCTTAGGCGTGAGTGCCCGCGAGTCGTCAGTGCCCGCATTGACTTCGGCTTGCGTCGCCAGCTCGATCACGCCTTGCACGGTTTCCGTCGCCGGCGGATTCAGAAACAGCGCGTCGCCGAACGTGAGCGCCGCCGCGTCGATCGACGTGAGCAGCAAGTCGGCCGAGAGCAGCAGCATTGCGGCCGGCGACTTCTCCATGATCGGCGTCGACTGGCTATAGACGCCGAGCAGCACATCGTTTTCGAGATACAGGCCTAACCCGTAAAGCGTGTATTGATCGTCGGTATCGTCTTTCAACGTGACATGCACGGTGTCGGGCGCGACGTTCGAGCCGCCGAATGTCGTGATGCGCTTGCGCTCGTTCGGCATGGCCGTCATGCCTTTGTCAGCGACGAAAGCAGCGGTCGCAAGGCCGATCTTCACGACTTGATGCGCGTTCGTGCCGGTGTTGCCGGGCGCGACAAGCGCAGCGCGGCCGGCGTCAGTGATGGTGATGAGTGTTCCGCTCATTGTTCAGAGTCCGAGAGAGAAAGCCGGCAATAGAGCGCGGGGCGCACAGTCGCCGCGATCGCTTGCCCGCCTTGCATCGAAAAGCCTTGCGTAAAGGAGTAATGCGAGCGCACGGGCTTCGTGCGGTCGATTTCCGCGATGATGTCGGCGACGAGGGCAGCGGTAGGAGCTTCGCCGTTGCGCGAGCCGACCGTGAGCACTACATCGAACGTGCCGGGCGTGCCGCGAGGCGTCAGCTCGAACCATTCGCGCAGCGCGATATTTGCGCCGAACGCGGCGACGACTTCGCGCACGGCCGCCGCCGTGCCGTTCTTACGCGCGATCGGGATAGCGGCTTTCACGCGGGCGCGCTTCGTCTGTTCCGGCCAGTAGTCTTTCCATGCGTCGACGCCGAGGTGCCACGCCAGCCACGGCAACAGGGGCAGCGGGATCGCATCGGGGTCCATCAGCACGGCGAGCGGCGACGGAATATCGCTAATGCGCGCGCCGACGCTCGCAAGGTTGCGCTCGGCGGTCGACGAGTTAGGGGCGAGCAGATCACTCATTGTTGTAGATGCCCCCGTCGATCAGCTCGATCGCCGTGCAATACGGCGCTTCACTTTTCGTTGCCGGAATGTCGGCCGCCGGCTCGTCGAGATAAACCTTTTGCACGCCGGGCGCACGAGCAGCGGCATAGACGCCATCGAGCGTGATCGCCATGCCGAGTTTGTGCATCTCGCTCACGTATGCACTCACGCGCGAGTTAGCCTCGGCGAGTGCGACAGATCGATCGGGACCGGCGAAGAAAACGAGCGTCGCTCGAACCGCATACGGCTTGATCGTGGCGCTTTGCACGGTCACGAGGTCGGTGAGCGGGCGCACGTTGTCGGCCGCGAGCGCGGCTTGCACTTTGTTGACGAGCGTTTCGTCGGCCGTGCCGTCGCCAGCGCGCGAGAGGATCGTAACGACGACTTCGCACGGCGCGGGGCTTACGGCCGACGCATCGAGCACGAGGCCGTCAGCGTTGCGAGCGTGCGAGATATACGCGCCTTCGGGGCCGGCAACGGAAAAGCCTTGCGGCGCGAGCTGCGTGCGCGCACGCAAGTCGGTGTCGCCTTCCATGACGGCATCGATATCGTTCGCAGGGTCGGCCGGCGTGATCGTCAGGCGTTCAACTTCAAACAGCGCGGCAAGGTGTTCGAGGTCTTTGCCTTTCGCATAGGCGAGCATCACAGCGCGCGCGGCATCGTTCACGCGTTGGCGCAACACGACTTCACGATAGGCGTTTTCCTGCAAACAAATGTTCATCGGCTCCGATTCGAGCGCGAGGGCCGCCGCGACTTCGGCTTGCTGGTCGGCCGGGTAGAGCGACACGAGTTTCGCCTTGCGCTCGGCGAGCAGCGTTTCATAGTCGATCGTTTCGACGATATCCGGCGATGAAAGGCGCGACAGATCGATCGGCGTTGCGCTCATGCTGCGCTCCCGTTCGTGAGCTGCACGCTCGTTGCAACGGCGTCGCCGTTTTCGGTCGTGGTCCCTTCAATGTCGACGACTTGCACGCCGGCTCCGGTGTTCGTCAGTTCGGTCGAGAGCTGCACGCGCGAGAGGCGCAAACGCGGCTCCCATTGCATCAGCGCCGTCGCAATCGCGGCATACAGGCGCACGCGCGTCGCGCCATTGTTCGGCGCGTCGATCAGCGCGGGCAGCTCCGAGCCGAAATCTCGGCGCGCGATGCGCGTGCCGATAGGCGTCGTCAGGATTTTCGAAATCGATTGATACAGGTGCGCGAGGCCGGCCGTAGCGCGGCCGGTCGATGCGTTCATTCCTCTCATAGCGGCTCACTCACGTTGTTACCGTCGCCTTGTTCTTTGTGCGTGTGATGCGCGGCGCTCTTGCCGCCGGCGATAACGTCATCGCTCACGGCGACGGTGCCGGAAATGACAGCAGCGGGGCCGCCGCTCGTGCCGGCCTTGCCGCTCATGCCGTTTTCAAACGCGAACGGGCCTTTAACGGTCATCGATTTTTCGACGATCACATCGGCATCGAGGGTCACGGTTTCGGCTTTCACGACAGCCGTTTGCGTGTTGACATTCACAGCGCCGGGCGCGGTGACGTTGACGGTTCCGCCATCGGGTAAAGCAACGTTGAAAACATGGGCGGTCATGTCGTATTCAACGGATGCGCCGTCGCGATAGACGCGCATATGCTTCGCCGGGTCGGTGCTCGGCGGGGGGAAATCTTCAGAATAGAAACCGCGCAGCGCGATCGCTTGCGCTAGGTCGCCGCTCGGCGCGAGCAGCAACACGCCTTCGCCGATCGAGGGCGCAAGCCACTCGATCGTTTCGCCGGCAGAAGGCACGAACCATTGAATCCAGTCGGTAGATAAATCGCCGCTTTCCACGCGACACAACGCGCCGGCGAGGCCTATCACGGTCCCTTTGCGTATGCCGTTCAGAAATTGGCGTGTGGATTCGTTTGAGTTCATGCCTCCATGTTGCCGAGCACGCGCACGCGAGTCGATCATTCGCGTTTGTGAGCGTGTCGGGTACAAACTTCGGGGGCCGAACGTTTATGCCGTGACGTGTTTGAGCAGTAAATCGCGGATCATTTCGCGGTCGGCATCAGTGAAGCCGAGCAGCACGCGGGCCGGATAGGTGTATTCGGGGCCGCCCGGCGCGACGCGATCAGTGCCGCCGAATTGATGCACGCGAGCGACACGCGCGACTCGGCCGGCGAAAGCGATCGTGATGCCTTGCGAGTCGTTCTCGGCGCGCAGATAGCGCGCTTGCCGCAGCTTCGCGAACATCGCGGCGCGCTTCACGCGGCCGACTTTATCGCGCAAGTGTTTGAGGCGCGGCTTACGCTTTTCGTATGCGCTTCCGTCCGGGTTTCTTTGCTGCGCGATGCGCGTGCGTTGGCTTCGCGTCAGCTCGCGCGCGATATCGCGCAGAGCTGCGCGACGTGCGGCCGGCGAGAGCTGCGAGAGCAGACCGCCCGCCCATGATTCGAGCGCGCTTAGTTCGTTCATAGCGTCGACGGATCGAACAGGCCTTGCACTTCCCATTCGGGCACGGGTTCGTCGACGTGCGTGATTGTCTGCGCGCCTTGCTCGTCGACGCCGATAACGACGCTTTCGGTTAGCTTGATCTTGATTGAAAGATCGACGGTCGTTTGCGTGAGCTGGTCGGCTTCGAACGTGATGCCGCTTTTGCGCAGATCGTCATTCGTGAGCAAGTCGGATTCGTTGCGCGAGATCCACGCGACGAGCGCGGCGAACACGATATCGGCATCGCCGGCGAAATCGAGCAGCATCACGTTTAGCGTGTATGCGTAGTCAAACGAGCCAGATGCCGCGCCCGTGGCGATGATGTTGCCGGCGTCGATAAAGACGAGCAGCTTGTCGGGATCGGTCGCAAGCGACGGCACGGCCGCCGTGAGCGCGGTGCGCAGACTATTCGCTTTGTTCATGGTCGGGGGCAGTGAAAGAAAGGGCTTTCGACTGGCAATCGAAAATCACGTCGACGCGGGCCGCACATTCCGCCCATGCCGACTCGGCGATATCGAGCGCGCGGCGCAGCTCGTCATTCGTGCGCGGCTTGCTCGCCGGCAGCGTGCAGCGCGTGACCGGCGCGCATTGCAAGGTATGCGTCGGCTCCGGTGATTGCGGGGCGGTCGTACAGGCGCACAACATCGTCAGGCAAAGCGCCATCAGCCCACGTGCGCAAGGATTCGTTTTCATGCTTCAACGCCTCAAAGTCGGTTTGCTTCTGCGCGAGGTCGCCGGCGATCGCGCTGCGCTTCGTTTCGAGCTGCGCGAGCGCCTTCGCGTTGTCGCGCTCTTTCTTTTGCATGTCGGCGATCGTCGCGTCGCGGCGCTTTACGGTTTCCTGTGCGGTGCTCGCGTTCTCGCTCGCCTCGGCCAGCTCGGCGCGCAACGCCTTCACGTAGAGCACGCCGGCGACGAGCGCGAGCACGGCGACGGCAATCGCGACGACGCGCGCGGCGATCGCATTCATGCGGCCGCCTTCGTCGCGGGCT